CCCGTATACACGGGTGCCACGGCGCTTGATGCCATCACCATTCCGGTGACCTGTCTTAACTCTGAGCAGCGATAGATGAGATGTGTAGCTATTTTAGGGAAAAGACCAAGCCGATCGTTGAGCATACAGGCGTTCTCGTCTGGACGCAAAACGGCGACACTGGTACTTATTACCAAACCGTAACTATTGGCGGAGGCCAGATCCAGTACTTCGTACCGGGTTCTGGTGCTTGCTTTCATACTTACGGTAGCTGCGATATTGACGGATTTTCCGGCACTATCGACACGGCTCCGTTGTGGTATCACGGCGGCAATCCGGCAACTTTCAGCCAATGGTTTGAAAATTTGCCTACTGACGTCGGAATTGGCTCTGCTGCAGTTTACAGCATTGACATGGCCAAAGCATATGCTAAGACCAACCCAACGAGACCTGCGGTTTCGCTCTGCAACTTTTTCTATGAGTTGAAGGACGTTCCCGAGCTGCTACGCAAGAAAGGCCTTGCCTATCTTGCATCTCATCCTGGAGCCGCTAAAGGGACCCTTTCGCAGTTTAGTTCCACATATTTGGAATTTCGCTACGGTTGGGTTCCAATAGTGTCTGACCTGTTAAAGATGATGGGATTCAAGGACGATGTTACAAAAACGTTCAAGAATCTCAAAAAGACTTTTCAGGACAGGGGACTCTCCAGTAAGTTCACGTTCTTTAAGGACATCCTCCTTAGTTCTACCCCTAATGAGAATTATGGGTATGCTAGAGGTACATCGTCGTACATACATGATGTATACGTGTACGCATCTATGAGATGGAAATCTCAAGGGATGCCGGACTCCTTAACTGATGATCAGCTCCAAACGAGAGCAGCACTACTAGCCGAAGGCCTGTATGTGTCTCCCAGAGCAGTCTGGGACGCATTACCATGGTCCTGGTTTATAGACTGGTTCTCTAATGTTGGAGATTTTATCTCGGCGAATCAAAACGTTATGGATATTTACCATACCGACGAATGGGTTCATACTAAAATCGAAGCCATTCGGAGTGTCCGAGTTGATCATTATACATTACCTGACTGGTGGGGGGGCCAAACTGGCTCTCTCACAGGGGGTAATGGAACGTGTCGGTTGCACTATTACAGACGTAATCTTGCACCAACTGCTGCTCTCATGGTAGCATCTCAACCCTATCTTAATTCAGGGCAGATGTCCATTGCTGCTGCACTTATAGGCCAACGTGGACTAAAAGTGTAGCGTGACTGCTGGAGTCTCAATCCCGAGATTTCAGAACTGAGGAAGAACGATGTCTACACTCGTAATCAAAGACCTTGCAAATTCAAACTTGACTTTGCTGAAGATTAACCAGGATGCTTATTCTGGCGAATACTTCAAACGCGTCTCAAACACTGAGTATCGCGTTAAGGTGCGTCACACCACTGAAAAGGTGACGACTAGTTCGCCGCGGCCGATGGCTCGACATAATGTCGAGTTGACGGTTACGGTGTTCCAGACGGATGGTACACCACCTCTTGTGCGGCAGGCTTATTATATCCTGCGTCAGCCACAATCGGGTGATGATACCGTTTTCACCAATTTCTCTAAGAACCTCCAAAACTTGGTTTCTGATGCCAATATTGGAGCTCTTATTGGGTGGGACACCGACCTAGTTTCTGCATAGCAGTTACTTAGTCGTCTTTGGTTGGAGTGTAGCGTAGGTCATCCGTTCACCATAGGGTAAACACATGACTAAGAGCTACGTTTCATTCTTCTTGGGTCTGTACAATGCTATCCTTGCGGATAGTGTTTGCCAGTATCCTTACCTTGCAGTTGAGCTAAGACGTGATCAAAAGCGCCTTAGTGAAGTTGCTAGCAAGCGGGGAGAACATTTGTTTACAATTGATCTTCCTGCTATTGGCAAAGAGTTTGAGGCTAACCTGAAAATCGGTTATATCTCAATTAAGGAACGGTTGATTCCCGTTAAAGATCAGTTTACTGATCTCGACGGAACCGTCCATCATTGCCAATCGTACACACGAGTTCCTGACGTGCTTCCTTTGCACGGTAAAAGAGCTCGTACCATGATCCCTCGACTTTTCGGGGGGTTGTGGTCTCTTGTGTTCGATGCTAACACGGGTAAGCTCTTGAATGACCCTGACGTTAATGCAATCTTCTTTCTTCGGCAGTTATATTATGCTGCCAAAAAGGTCGAATTGCAGTGCCCTGATACAGCTGTCTTTGCTGCTGTCGAGGAATTCGTCAAGATCGAAGAAATGATGCGTCACCCCACCAACGATTGGTTAGGTGATTACATGGTCACTCATAGAGGAGTTCATCTTTGTGACGAACTTACTAGGAAAGATCTTCCGCTTTTTAAAGCGGAACATTGCGACGATCCTTCAGCTGAAATGATCCAAGCTCTGAATACCTGTCAGTATGTTGCTGACAGTATAACCTCAGAATTTGGAGAATTTGAACCAGCTGCGTGGTCATTCAAGCATGGACCTGGTGTAGTTGCTGATGCCAAGAAAGGGGATAAGTATTTGTTCCCGACTTGGCCAAGCAAACTAGAGACTACATTTCCTTCGAGTGATTTTGCATTTGCAAATTACTCGGAGTGGGCAGAATGGGTTTCAAAAGGTCATTTAGATGGAAGACTATCCCATCATGAAGTTCCTTCGAAACTTATCTGCGTACCAAAGACGCAAAAAGGCCCGCGGCTTATTGCCGCGGAACCGACATCGCATCAATGGTGCCAACAGGCTATCAGGGCTTACCTTGAAAGTTCTGTTGCTAGGACTGTACTTGCTTGTTCTATTAACTTTAAAGATCAAGCTTTCAGCCGATATGCAGCTCTCACTGCTTCGCGTGATCGAAAATCTGCTACGATAGATCTATCGTCAGCAAGTGATCGATTGTCATTGTGGACTGTAGAGCGAATGTTTAGGGCTAATCCTAGCCTTCTACTAGCTCTACACTCTGCAAGAACGAGGTGGCTTGTCAATAACATTGACAAAAAACAACCTAAGTTTATAAAACTTAGGAAGTTCGCCGCCCAAGGCGCAGCAGTTACCTTCCCTGTTCAAACTATCATCTACACTCTCATAGCCATCGGTGTCGGTTTATCCGTCGAGTATGGCACAGGGAATAATGGACGATATACGCGAAAGCAACTTGTTGCAATCGCGCAGGGGGTCCGGGTTTTTGGGGACGATATCATCGTTCCCAACAGCCATGCTGGTATCCTCATCGAGGTACTGCAATACCTCGGCTTAAGCGTTAACATTGCTAAAAGCTTTACGGAAGGAAACTTCCGTGAGTCTTGCGGCATGGATGCGTATGATGGCTACGATGTCACCCCAGCGTATTTAAGACGCATAGGCAACCCGTCTCAACCGGAGTCTATAGATTCTGTTGTTGAGTGCTCTAATAACTTCTTTAAGAAGGGATTATGGCACGCAGCACATTATCTGCAGTCACAGGTTATGGCGATCTTCAAATTGAAGATTCCCGTAGTCAGTAGTAGCTCCGGTCTCTTTGGATGGACCTCATTCTGTGGTAACGATTATTCCGAGCTGAAAAGCCGGTGGAATCGTGATTTACAGTCTGAGCAATACCTCTCACATACTCCAGTAGGAGTTGTTAAGAAAGGCAGTCAATCTGGAGAGAGCTCATTGCATCAGTTCTTTACTGAGGTCAAACCCTACGTTAGTAGTTGGTCTGACCACCTCCGTGATCCCCAGCAATGGAGTCACGGGTGGATTGCTAGAGCGGCGGTGAAAATCCGCCTACGGTGGAGTCTTTTAGCCTAAG